GAGTTCGAGGGTCAGTTCAGCATCGCCCTGCGCATACGGTCCGACGTACATGGCGGGCATCTTCCACATTTCCGCTTTCGGATCGATTCCGAACTCACGAGCCGCTTCCACTAGACCTTTCTCGGACTTAACTTTGCCCAAGTGGTCGTAGGCAAGAGAGTTGAGGCTGTAGCTAAATCGGTTCTCGTCCAACAAGGACGCCACGACCATCGTATCGATTATGCGTCCATGGACTTCAAACCCTTCGGCTCTGATCCATCCCAAATCATACTGTGCGTTGTGCATGATCTTATCTGCGGGGCACTCGAAGACTTTCTTCAACCACCGCCGCACAATCTTTTCGTCTAGGTTGCCGCCACCGAAGTGTCTGACGGGCAGGTAGCCCGCCCAGTCATCCACGGCGACAGCATAGCCCACGATGTATCCATCCTTGGTGGGCCAGCCCGGTCCATTTTGCTTTAGGTTTGAGTCTTTGGTCTCTACGTCAATTGCTATTCGCTTGGCTGACGTCAAATCCGGTAATTCTTCGGGCGGCACCCATTCACTTTTTGGGGCGAACATCGCCATTTGTAGTCCTCTGGCCACGAAGTGCATCCTCAATAACTGTTTCCATGTCACGTCCTGCTAGAGCTACAAACTCCGCACCGAGGGCCGTGTACCCTGCTTTATCTACCCATGAATCTTCATGGTCGATTGTTTGTAGCAGGCGGCTGGTCTTTACCCAATCCATCATAAGAGACACATGGGCCGGGGTTAGGTAGCCGGGGTCGTTGAGTGCCCCACGCATGATAATATTCCAGCCGTCTGCTATTCGACTGTGGTTTTCGTATGCGTCCCCATAATCTTTTGCGCGGTCGCCGCTGATGAGGTTACCGGCGGCATCCAACAGTTCTTGTCTGTTCATCAGTGTACTTTCCCATCGTACCCGGTCAGGACGAACTTCTGAAGCTCGCGGTCCCACGTAAACTGAGCGGTGGCAATGTCGTCATCCCGAGTGTTTGTGGGCATTTGTCCGCGGATTTCGTCCGGCGTCATTTTCTTCATCTCGTCATATGTCAGCTTCTTCATAGGTCATAGCTCCTTGAGACGTCTTCTGCGTCTACGATGTATAGGTTCTGTTTGGTCCGTGTGACCCCGACGTAGAACACACGGTGCATGTCATCCGGATTGATGCTCATCTGTTCGTCTGCTGCTGGACTGAGGTCCGTGAACAGTACGACGTTATCTGCTTCCCCGCCTTTTGATCCGTGGATCGTGGATGCTGTGATGCGGGGTATGCCGTTGAACTTCTCACCCCGACGCAGCAGGGCTGTGATGTAAGCCCGATCTGTTTCGGGCAGCTTATCCATAGCCTCTGACCAGATCATGTTCGTATCGGCTAATAGACCATGCTTGTCGATCAGGTTTTGCATGGTCACCATGTCTTGGTCATCTAGCCCGGGCAGCTTTTTGAAGCCGCGCTTGACCCTGTCGCCTGTCGACATGAAGCTGTAAATCTTGCGCGCGACTTCTGCTGAAATTTCTTTTCCCTTGCGCAATTGCTCCCACCCGTTGACCGCGTCAGAAACCTTTTCGCTGATGGACCGGTGGCCGCGGTAGTTGAACAAATAACCGTTTGATTTCAAGTCGTTAGCGACAGGCTGTAGCTGGTAACCTGCTTGGGATAAAATGAGCCACGAGCCTTGTGCCATATCAAGCGCGTTGATAGTGTTGATCCGCGCCACGTGACCCGCTTTTTCCTGTGGTTCATACCGTTTTGGAAACCGACGGGTTATGCGGCGCACCACTCCCTCCGCAACTTTATGGACTTCGCGTGGTACTCGGTAAGACCGGGACAGTGTTTCGCTGCCGCCCGGCAGATTGATGAAGTGGTCCACGTGTGCGCCAGCCCAGCGGTAGATTGCTTGGTCGTCGTCTCCTGCGGCGTACATTCGCTTCGAGTGGTCGTCCAGAATATGGGCGATGTCCCACTGTAGGTTGCTCAGGTCTTGCGCTTCATCGAGAAAACACAGATCGAAGTGTGGGCAATACTTATCGGACTGGCGCACAAACTCTGCCAGCATGTCGGTGAAGTCATACAGACCCATCGTCTGCTTGTATTCTGTCAGGCACTTGTCGATGTAGCTGACGGCATTCCAATCCTGATCGATGCGGCTCTCGTTGTATTGGTCGCGCAGCGGAACCTTACGCAGACGCGCCAAGTTAATCAGGCCGAGCACCGGATCGTTGGCCGAGGTCACCGATGGAACGTCCTCGAACTGGTCGTGTTTCGCGCCGACAAGGTTTACTCCGATGGCGTTCCCGAGTTCTTTGTAATGTGCGGGCTGCATGACCTGCTCGGGCCTAATGTCTGTAGACGTTAGTGCCAACGAGTGCAGGGTACGGAAGTACATCAGGTCTTTTTTGGGGTCCAACCCGAAGCGCGTGGCGGCCCTTTCTTTTGCTTCGTTTGCAGCTTTACGAGTAAATGCGAGGAAGGCGATACGATGTGGGTGTATTCCGCCTTCCAAGGCATCATCTACCATGTTTAGCAGGGTCGTAGTTTTGCCCGTGCCCGGCGGTCCAAAGATTCGAAACATCAGGGTCTACCTCTTCAATTGCTGCGATCAGCTCTCGCAAGCTGTGTCGACCAAATGTTGGTTCGCTTATTATTTCTTGTGGAGAAATGGTCTCGACAAAGAGACGTAATGGCAGGTCATACACCTGCCTCTTTTTCAAAACATTTTGCACCCGCGCCGATAAGTTAAGTGCCCCAACGGGTGTCATGCCATTTGTCTTCGTAACCGTTTTTGCCCAACGTCTGTGCTTCGTCAGGGTGGCAGCTCTGACGACGATCTGCCGAACACGCTCTCGGGAAATATTGTACTGGGCTCCTATACTGCTCAGTGTTCGCTTTTCAACGACGCGCATACGATAGATGGTCCAATTCCGATCTCGGAACGGTCCTGCAAAGTCGTATCGGTTTCTATCAGCGTGTTTCATTAGAAGGGTGCCTCTCCTTGGTTCCCAAACTTTGGGGGGTCGATTTCTACATCCACACTGTCGAAGGCCGGTATCTTCCAGACCCGTGTTGCGCGGCTTTTGATCTTGAGGACCACGCTCTCTCCATTGATGTCCCGCAAACGCTGAGCGATCTTGTGTGATTTGTATTCGAAGAACTTGTTCTTACGCAGGAAGGATTCGAAGTCTTTCAGACGGAAATATGTAAGCTCTGCGTCTTCATCGGTCCAAGGGCGGCGAAGCAGGATTTCTTCTTTGTCTTGCGCTTGCTGTAGGTGACGGCAGAACTCTTCGAGGTAGTCGTAGAATTGACCGCTGATGCTGGCGTCCTGAGACACTTCAATGATTGCGCTCTCGTTATCGCGCATCTCGGTGAGCAGGGTACTGATGCGGCTTTCCCACTGCTGCTTGGCCACGGACCGCGGCATGAAGTTAAGCTGCTCCATACAGGACCGCTGGAACGTCATTTGGTTCATAAGGGCTTCTGTATCAAGCTCCAGAGGCTCGCCGTTAACGTCCATGAACCAGACCGGCGGGGTAGAGTTGTACTTTCGCAGGTTCGCGATTGTGGCCCCTGCCACAGCGGCTCCTATGCCATTCTTTCTGGTACGGCATAGCTCTTTGTTGCAGTAAGCGTTGATGGGGGCGTCGTTGCACTTATAAGCGTAGTCTTTTCTCTGGACCTGCTTGGCAACTATGTTGACCTCCGGGAGTGGAAGCGGCGGAGATAGGTACTCCATGTTGTATTTAAGGATTTCGGATTCCCAACTATCAGGATACGCTTTACGCAAGTAAACGCCGATGTTGAACAACCCATTATTGCGGCCACCTTCGCTAATTCCCATCTTACAAAGTATTTGCAAGCAGGGCGGGCCATCCTGTAGCAGTTCAGTCTCGCCACTGCCTACGACTTGTAGCTTAACAACTTCTTCCGGCGTCTGGACATATTTATTATACAGATCAAAAAATTCGTCTATTGACGCCGATGTTCCGTCGTCGAGGAACGCGTACCGCAGACCGTTTTCGTGGTCATAATATGGCAAATTGAGAAAGTTACCCACGTCTCCGCGATCCAAGTGCAACTTCACCTGTTTTGGAAATATCTCACTCTCGCCATATCCGAGGGCCGCGGACATGTGTTGCAGAGCCTTCTGCATATCCTTTGCTTCCACCCAATCCTTGGAGAACAGGAAGCAGTGCGCTCCGCCGGATTTGGAACGACATACGACGAGCGGTAATTTGATCCGCCGAATTTTATCAATCAGCAACTTGTGGTCGAGAGGATACTGATCGATGTCGATGCAGCCCCACTTACAGCAGTTGTCTTCGTTGATCGGGATGATGCCAAGACCACTCCCTTTGCCAGATAAGTGGTTTTCCCACAGCTTCGCGGTCCGAGGCTCGCGTAAGACGCCCGCCTTTCCTTTGGCTTTGCCGTTTGCTCCGGTGTTTTCTATTTTGAAGTAGCCATGGGCTTCTTTTAGTCCATCGAAGATAGACGCAAACTTTTCTAACGACATTCTTGCCCCCTACGGAAAAAAGCGCCGAGGCGGAAGCCCCGGCGCAAGACGATCAAAACGGTATGTCTTCGCGACCGTTCGGAGTTTCGTCATCCGTATGTTTGACAACAACATCGCCAGCACTGATGCTGTCGGCAAAGCTCTTTGCACGAGTGTACAAAGCCGCGTCAGTGATGGGGCCTTCCAGCGACATCTCCCAACCATGCCAAGAACCTTTGGAGTTTTCCTCCCCAATCCTTTTCATGTGGTAGATGTGTGAGAAGCGAGGCGGGGTGAATGGACCGTTTTTACCCTGCATCTGGCGCGATGCCATCATGCTATTCCATTTACGCGACTTCTTGAGCTGCGTGGATTTCATAGCAATCAGAGCGGTCTCCGCCGATCCATCTTCCTTCCGGACGACCACAAAATGCTGGTGCGTCTCTTCGATGTAATCGCCGTCGCCGCCGACAACGTAATCTTTGTTGTCGTCGGGGGAACGATCCGTCTTTGGACGCTGGTCTTGCGGCTCGTAAATTGCCACGGGCGCACCGCTTCCGCTGCCACGCGGAGCCCACTGGATGAACCGGCGCTGGTAAGCACACGGGATTACGCGGATGCCTGCCTTACCTTTGACGATTTCACCCGTGACGGTGTTATAGATGTCGCCCTTACGAGCCTCTTCGTTTTCGTCCAACACAGGGTCATTGCCTGACAGAACCTTGAGAAACGGAAGAGCCATGTCTTCCTGTCCCATGTTCTCCACGCCACGGCCTGCGTCGGCCTCGAACATTGATGAATCAAACTCCGCAACCGCGGTGTTTTCTTTTGCAGCTACTGCTTTGCTACCGGCCATGATTATTTACCTTTCTTGATGACTGCACGTTGACCAATCCACGCTCCGAAAAGCTCCATAGGAAAGTCGTCCCCTTCTTCCACGCGTTCTTTCACGAAAGCGCGTAGCGTTTGCGGATGAATTTCGGTCTTTTGCTGTGGAACGTAACCCTGCTTCTGCGCGAAGGCAGAAAACGAACTTGCCAGATCGTCCTCACCACGACCGAACTGGCACAAGACAGTATTTTTGATAATGTCATCGTACCCGTGGTCCCGGAGCCATTCGTGTGCTTTTGGACGATTGTCTACGAGGATAGACGCCCCGTATGTTTGCTTAACTTCGACTTGTGAACCGTCGTCGAGGCTAAACGAAGAGATGCCAATCTCTGCAAGCATTGCGGGCATGTCTTCATCCGTAAGCTTCAGAAGAGCCTTCTTCTCAGCTTTGAGGTCATCCTCCAAGCTTTTGATGCGGTCCTCTTTGTCCCGGATTTGGCGGGCCAACGCAGCCACCGAAGTGAGCCCTTGTTGGTCAAGCTTCTCGACTGATGTAGCAAGAGTTTCTTCGAAGTCCTGCTCCATCAATTTTGTGATGTCGTCACTCATCGTGTGTCTCCTTTCGTGGTTAAAGGCACCGTTCGGGCCTTGACAATTGCGGATAATATCTCATACCCTGTGCCTGTCAACCAGTATTTTCAACGGGGATCAAAATGTACGGATTTAAGTTCAAAACAACGCCCTACGACCATCAGCGCGAGGCATTATCAGACTCGTGGGCCGCGGAGTATTACGCGTTGTTCATGGAGATGGGGACGGGCAAATCCAAGGTCGCCGTAGATAACATGGCCATTCTGTATGAGTCTGATAAGATTAAGGCCGCTTTGATTGTTGCGCCGAAGGGTGTGTACGACAACTGGGTACAGGGAGAGATACCGACGCACCTTCCGGACCGGATCGAGCGTCATGTCATGCGGTGGCAGCCTAACAAAACGCAGAAGTATGAGAAAGAGCTGCGCGAGTTCATCTTGGACAAGGAGCCAAAGCTAAAGTTCTTTGTGATGAACGTCGAGGCGTTCTCCACGCCCCGAGGGTTTGAAGCAGCGCAGGCGTTCCTGTACCAAAACCCCGATAACATGGTGGTTGTAGACGAAAGCACGACCATCAAAAACCGCAAGGCGCAGCGCACGAAGAACATTGTGAAGCTGCGAGATATGTCGAAGTACCGCCGTATCCTGACGGGATCGCCGATCACCAAAAGCCCGATGGACCTGTTTTCGCAGTGCGACCTATTAAAAGAAAAGTGCCTTGGGTTTAATAGCTACTTTGCTTATCAAAGCCGCTACGCCAACGTGCAAAAGCGCACGATGGGGCACCGCAGTTTTCAACAGATCGTTGGCTACCGCCGCTTGGACGAACTTTCCGCAAAGTTGGACAAGTTCAGCAACAGGGTGCTCAAGAAAGATTGTCTGGACTTGCCCGAGAAGGTGTATGTGCGACGCAATGTCGATCTGACGCCCGAGCAGGACCGTCTGTATATACAGATGAAGAAGCTGGCTTTGGCGAAGATGGAAGACGGTGAACTGGCCACGACCGCCAGCGTCCTGACACAGATTATGCGCCTTCAACAGATTTGCTGCGGTCACTTACAGCCGGACGAAGGCCCCGTTCGCCCGATCAAAAGTAACCGTCTCCCGGCACTCATGGAGGTTGTTGAGGAAGTACAAGGCAAGGCGATTATCTGGGCAACCTACACTCACGACATTATGGCGATCCAGAAAGAACTGGCTAGGGTGTATGGCGAGGAAAGTGTGGCCTGCTATTACGGCGCGACCCCGCAGGATGAGCGGCAGGAAATCGTCAATCGGTTCCAAAACCCCTCTGATCCACTGCGCTTTTTTGTGGGACAGCCCAAAACAGGCGGATACGGCATTACTCTGACCGAGGCCAACACCACAATCTACTATTCCAACAGCTACGATTTGGAAATTCGCCTGCAATCCGAAGACCGCGCGCACCGCATCGGTCAGCAGAACAAGGTTACCTATATCGACCTTGTATCCCCAAACACTGTCGACGAGAAAATCCGCGAGGCGTTGCGGAACAAAATCGACGTTGCAGGTCAGGTGCTAGGCGAGGACGCCAAAGACTGGTTGCGCTAACCCAAATTCCGGTTCGGCAAAGCCGAGAACTGTCGATAGTATTCAATGCCCATCGCGGTATCGTCCTCATCCGGCATCTGAGACGGCTTACCCATGATGTCTGGGATCGCGGGTTGTCTGCTCCGAGGCGCGCGTTGCGGAGGTGGTGAAAA